CATCAAGGGCAACCTCAAGCACACGCACGGCGGCGTGCCCGAGACCGGCTTCCGCGCGACCGCAGCCTGGGTCAACGAGATCTCGGGTGGCCTCGTCTCGGTGAGCACCGCGCACAAGGCGATGCAGGCCCTGGCCAAGAAGGGGATCCTGCGCAGGCTGAACAACCCGCAGTCGGGCGAGGGTGCCGACTTCGAGTTCGTTGTGGTGCCGCCGGAGGAGTACGCGGGCCCCAAGAGCGTGATGGCCGAGGCCGCCGCGATCAGCAAGAAGAAGAGCCGCAGCGTGGTCTTCGTGACGGTGCCGCTGAACCGCAGGCCCCGCAAGGGTGCCCGCCAGCAGGAGGCGCAGGCTCAGGCGATCGTCCTCATGGACGAGGAGACCGAGGAGCCGGAGCCCGAGTTCGACATGTCGGGCCTTCAGGCCCCCGTGCCGAGCGGGGCCGAGGCCGAGTTCGCTGTCGAGCTGGAAGAGATCACCGCGCGGAACATCGAGCCCCGGCTGCGGCTGATGTCGGCCGCCTGTGAGCGGGTCGCCGCTGCGGTGCGCCCGGCGCTGGAGGCCGGATGGAACCCGCGCGAGCTGGCGCTGCGGATGGCGGCCGAGCTGAACCCCCGGGTCAACGCTCCGGAACGGCTGCTGATCAGCAAGGCCGGAGACCTGGGCAAGCCCCCGAAGGCGCGCATCGCGATGCCCGAGGCGCCGAAGGAGGACGAACAGCTCAACCGGTACGTGCCGCCGAAGCAGTTCCACCAGCGGCCCGGCCTGGAGATCAGCCCCGAGGAGCAGGAGAAGATCGACGCAAGGCTGCGCGAGTACCAGGCCCAGCGTGAGCGGGCCAACCTGCTGAAGAGCTGAAGAAACGGATAAGGAGAACAAACGTGGGTGAAGTACGCGCCATTGCGGGCGGCACGATGGTCGACCCGCACGCGGAGACGGCGGTTCTAGGGGAACTGCTCGTCTCCGACGGCCACCCGCTCGACTGCCGTGACGAGGTCACCGAGATCCTGCGGGACGCCGGGCCGGAGGTGTTCCACGACCCGCTGAACCGCAAGGTCTACGAGGCGTTCCTGTCCTGCTTCATCGACGGCGGCAACACTCACCCGGTGGCTGTCGTCGGGGCGCTGCGGCAGGAAGGTGAACTGACCGCCGAGCTGTTCGACCACGTGCACAGCCTGCCCGCGAAGGCCGGGAACCTGGCGGCCTCGCACGGAGGTGCCCGGACCCTGCTCGACCTGTACCGGCGGCGCCTGCTGCACAAGGTGCTGGTGGAGTCCTCGGGCCGGGTGCAGGCGGGCGGCGGCTCCTACGGGGAGATCGCCGGGGAGGTCTCGGTGGTGGTGTCGGAGGTCATCGACGCCTCCACGAAGGTGGAGACCACCTTCTCCGCGTCGCAGGTCTCGGAGGCGGCGCTGGGCCACATCCTGCACGGGCGCACGATGGAAAAGGGCATCCCGATGGGGCTGCACGACATCGACGAGCTGACCGGCGGCATGCGGCTGGGCCAGTTCATCGTGATCGCCGGGCGCCCCGGCCATGGCAAGACCACCCTGGGTGCCCAGGTCGCCCGGAACGTCGCGCACCAGGGCATCGCCACGGAGATCTTCTCGCTGGAGATGCCGAAGGAGGAGCTGGGCCAGCGCAACGCGTCGGCCGAGACGGGCATCCCCTTCGAGGACATCCGTGACGGCCGGGTGGACGCTGAGGCGATCGAGCGCCTGATCGAGTACGACGCCAACCAGGCGGACTACCCGATGACGGTCGACGACGACCCGGGCCAGACCCTTGGCGAGATCGCTCTGAAGGTGCGCAAGTCGGCGCGCGAGAAGGGCGCGAAGGTCTTCGTCATCGACTACCTCCAGCTCGTCAAGCCGGACAAGCCGACCGGCAACCCGACGGTGGACGTGGCGATCGTCTCGGAGGGCCTGCGCAGGCTGGCCCGTACGCTCCGGGTGATCATCATCGCGCTGGCTCAGCTCAACCGTGAGTCGGCCGGTCGCGATGACGGCAAGCCCAAGCTGACCGACCTGCGCCAGTCCGGCCAGATCGAGCAGGACGCGAACGTGGTGGTCCTGGTTCACCTGCCGTTCAAGATCGACCCTGACACGGCGCGGGGCAAGGATGCGGACCTGATCCTCGCGAAGAACCGAGGGGGCAAGACGGCCGAACGGGTGATGCTGTTCGACGGCGCCCACAGCCGCTTCCTCAACCCCTCCGACATGCTGGCGGGGATGTCGTCGTGATCACGGGGGAGTTTCTGGTCTGCGACGACCTCGGTCCGCTCGGCCGCCTCGCGCCGCCCGGCGACCTGTTCGTGATGGAGCCCCGGGACGTCAACATCGTGATCGCCGAACGCAGGTGGATCAACGAAAGGTACCTGGAGGCCGACGAGAAGGCCGAGAGGTACCGGAAGTGGCTGAAGACGGCCCACCTGCGCGGACGCCGTGACGCGATCCGGGAGTGGTTCGACATCTGGACCATCGAGGCGGCGAAGTACGCCGTCTGTGATGGCTGGCTGCTGTCGGTCGTCGGCCTGCTGGAGATGGGCAAGCAGCAGGCGATGAACGTGCCGAAGGACTTCTCGTACAACGGCTTCGGCCCGATCCGCGAGCTGACGAAGCAGGTCGTCGAGGCGACCGACGAGGAGATCATCGGAGGCGCCCGGTTCCGGGCGAAGCTCCGGTAGACAGCGCGAAGGCCAGGCGTCCGGTGTCCACCGGATGACCTGGCCCCACTTCCGGCCCCTCGTGGGGCGGCATGTAGAGTATGGCAGCCATGGGTGACGGGCGGCAAGCCCCTTTCGAGGGGCTTGCCAGTAGAAGTGGCCCAGGCCATGTAGTAGGCTGTGGGTGAGCCAAGTTGATGTTGGTTCACCCCTCGGAAAGGGTGAAGAGATGGTTGTGTCTGTAGGGCCCATCGCTCTGGCGCGGCCCGGCTGGGGACTGAAGGAGGGCGCCGTCACGTCGCTCGTGTCGAACGACTCGGGAGGCAGGCCGGACGTGCTCTGCGCGCAGATGCTGCTGAATGCGGCGATCTGCGGAATGAAGGTGCTCGTGCTCCTGCCGGGGCTGCGTTCCGACGATGAGGTGTGGTCCTCGGTCGGCCAGATTCTGGGCGGCGGGGACGGGCGTGTGGCGGCCCGGGAGATGCGTCATCTGCGCCTCGTCATGTACGCCTCCGGCACTGGCCGGGAGCACGTCGACAAGGCTGAGCTGGTGTACGCTCCTGGACTCAGCCCCTCCGAACTCAGCCGCCTCAGCAGTGAGACGACGGCTCCGATCCTGACCCTCGCCGACCTCGAAAGCGAGACGGCGAAGCGGCTGTCCAGCGAAGTGATCCGCGTCGGCGGCGACACGATCGTCTACGACGCCGAGGGCTTCGAGGTTCCTGTCGTGTTCGACCCGAGCGGTCCGGTCTATCGCCCGGCATGATGGTCGTCGCACGCCCCGCTACCGGTGGGGCGTACGCGGCGCCCGGTGAGAGAGGTTGTGCGAATGGCACGAGGGTCAGGACTCAGGAACGTACTCGCGGCGCTGGACAGGAGCGGAAGCCGGGTCAAGCAGCACGGTGGGTACTACACCGCCCAGTGCCCGGCGCACGAGGACCGCAACGCATCGCTCAGCATCACCCAGGGTGAGAAGGGTGCGGTGCTCAACTGCCACGCCCGCTGCGCCACCGACGACATCCGCATCGCGCTCGACCTCAACTGGCCCGACCTGTTCGACAACGGCGGCCAGATGGGAGAGGAAGACCGCCAGCTCGCCGCCGATCTGTGGATGCCCTGCCAGAAGAACGGCTGCGGCGGCCACAAGTCGGCGGAATACCGGTATACCGACGAGAACGGGAACCTCCTCTACGCGGTGGCGCGCTGCTCGCGCAAGGGTGACGGATGCCCGCAGCCGTTCGCGCAGTGGGTGCCCGACGCCAGCAAGAAGTTCGGCAAGAAATGGGGGCTTCCCTCCTCGGTCCGCCGGGTGCTCTACAACCTGGTGAAGGTGATCGAGGCGGCGAAGGCCGGGCGCCGGATCTGGCTCATGGAGGGCGAGAAGGACGCCGACCGGATGAGGCGGGACTTCCCCGACGAAGCGGTGACGACCATCGTCTCGGGTGCGGGCAAGAGCAAGTGGCGGCTGGAGTACGGCCGGTACTTCAAGGGCGCCTCCGAGGTCATCATCGTGGCCGACTGCGACAAGACGGGCCTGGAGTTCGCCGAGGAGGTGCACAAGCACCTGAGCAACGTGGTGACCAAGGTGAAGGTGGTCTGCTCGCCGCTCATGGCCGACGGCGCGGACTTCTCCGACCACCGGGACCACGGGTTCGGTCTCGACGAGTTCGAGATCGTTCCCTTCGAGCCGATCAAGAAGCGGCCTGAGATGGTGATCCTGGTCGAGGAGGAGCACCGCGAGAAGCCGGTGTTCTTCAACGGCTTCAGCCAGGAGTCCGTCGAGCGGAGTCTGATCGGATCGATCCTGCGGTACGGCCACTCGTACGGGATCGCCGAGGTGGACATCCAGACCGACAGCCGCATGAACGTGATCATCAAGGCTGCTGCCCGGCTGGCCCGGCAGGAGAACGTGATCACGCCGGAGATGGTGGCCGCCGAGGTCGAGGAGATGGGGGTGAGCACCTTCGAGAAGGTGCTGCCCTACGCCCTTGAGCTGGAGGCCGTCGCCTTCGACGACACCACCAAGCCGCTCGTCGCGGCGCGCATCCTGCGGGAGCGCACCATGCGCCGGATGCTGGCGCTCGTCAGCCGGGCCACCGAGTCGGCGGCCCAGGACGAGAAGAGGCCGCTGGACCAGATCCTGGCCGAGGTCGGCCGGACGGCGGAACGGATGAACGAGGAGTACGCCTCGCTGGAGCGCGAGTACTGCGAGCCGGTCGGCGACGTGTTCACCGGGGACGTTCTCGAAGAGATCGTCATGGAGGAGATCGAGCAGGAGAAGACGAACGTCACGCCGATGCGCCAGCAGAAGCAGGGCGTGACGTACCGGCCGAAGGCGGTCCAGGGCGGCTGACATGGCCCAGGCCATCTGATATTCTCAACAGAAGGAAACGGAGCCCCGGTTGAGAACCGGGGCTTTCGGAAGGAGACGATGTGGCACGCACGGGAAATACGGAGAACCGCCAGCGCTACTACGAGGAGCTGCTGGACGAAGCCGCATCCCCGAAGGAGACCTTCGAGGTGTTGCGCAGCAAGCTCGCGGCCGACGTGAAGCGACTACCCGCCGACCTGCGCGACGGCGCCTACGCCAGCGCGGCCGACGCGCTCAAGAGCGTGATCGAAGCCGTCGGCGACGCGATCGAGGACATGCGGCCGGTGAGCGCATGAGGATCGATGGCACCCTGCTGGACTTGCGCACGATGGCCGATCGGCCGGGCAGCACGCCACTCATCGGCGGCCGTCGGCATCTCGGAGTCGGTGGCGACATGGTGATCGTCAGCGAACTCGGCCACCCGGACCAGGCAGGTATCGGGATCGGCACGCCCGGCCCCTGGGTGACCATCCACTGCACCACGCGCGGGTACGACGAGCACCGGTCGCCCGTCGACCGGGACGGCTGGCTCGATGTCGCCATGCTCACGCCGTGGCGGGAGTACTGGCTGGAGTTGGACCCGCTCGGTGGCGTCAGGGTGGAACGGGCCGACTCGGACGGCAGCAGCTACCGGTGGTACTGGCCGATCCCCGCCGACTCGTGGAGGCGGATCCAGTGCGGGTGAACAGCGGACGCCTCGACCTGAAGAGCCTGAATGTCGGGGAGCCCTGCACCATCACGACCGGCGGATCGTCGATCAAGCTGGTGCACACGGGCCGCACGATCGAGATGGGGCTGTACCTCAAGGGTGTCGGCATGCAGCCGATCCTGGAGGACCGTCTGATGCGGATCGAGCACGACCGGGGCTTCCCCGTGTACTGGCTGCACCTGGACAAACTGGCGCCGAGGCGGCTGTACACGGTCCTCGTGACGAGCCCGCCCCGGATGCACGACGAGGCCATGGATCCGCGCTTCGCCGGTATGCCGGGATGGCAGATCAGCGACGACACCCCGGGGAGGGAACCGTACCCGGGCGAGACGGAATCCGGTGGCCGGGGCTGGAACCTGCTGGGCAAGCTGCTGGGAAGGAGGGGAGAGTGATGGACCGCAGGGAGCTGCTATTCCAGGGCGAGTACTGGGTGGACGGTCAGAACCGGATCCACCGGGTCGCCGACATGGATATCCGGCACGCGCAGAACGTCTACCGATACCTGACCGACCGCGACCGCGCACTGGCTCACCTCGATCTGCTGATCTCCTCCTACCTGCTGGGCCCCGGTCCGAGCGGGGACGCCGCGACGGACGCCTACGAAGGCGAACTGGCCCGGCTGGAGGCGTGCCGCAGCAACCCGGTTGCCTGGGCCAAGGAGCTGCCGTTGCTGACGGCCCTCCAGGAGCGCGGGTGGGGCAACCCCCAGCCGGAGCCCGAGCCCCGGCATCGGGAACTGCTGGTCGTGGTGAAGGTGAAGATCGGCCGGGACGCCGATGCGAACCTCGTCGAGTACGACATCGAAGAGGCCGTGAAGGCGCTGCCCTACGACATCGAGATCGCCGACGTGCGGTGATCAAGGAAGGCGGAACGACGTGAGACGGAGACGACTGCTGGCGCTGGGCGCTGCTGGGGCACTGGTGGCCTCGACCTGTACGGCCGCCGGAGCGGCTGGTGCCGATGAGCGCCGACCCGCCATGGCGGCAGCAGTCGTACCCTCCATCCGCATCGAACTTCCGCCACTCGGCCGGACCGAAGGGCCGAAGCCGGAAGCCAGGCCGTCCTTCACGCCGCCCGTTCGGACGAAGGCGCCCGTCGTGCGGAAGTCCGTGGTGAAACCGAAGCCCGCCGCCAAGCCCCGGCCGAAGCCGACGAGACCGGTGAAGAAGAAGCCGGTCGAGAAGGTCACCAGGATCGGTGGGTACGCCTTCTGCGGCTCGGCCGTGGCGGCGGCCCAGCGCTGCATCGACGCCGGGAAGCTGACGCTGTACTACCCGGCCGGGGTGAAGACGCTGGCGGGCCACAACTACATGGGCTGGGCCTGGATGGACGACCTGCCCGTGGGCCGGAAGGTCGTCATCACGTCGGGTGGCCTGGCCGGGACGTACCGGGTGTACGGCCACGGCTGGGCGAAGCGCGGCAGTCAGGGCGGCACCTTTCCGTCGGCCGGTTTCGGCGCCTCGGTCGCGCTTCAGACCTGCACGAGCACGGGAACGGGGTTCTCCTTCCTTCGCCGTGCGTGAGGCTCATCACCGAAAACCGCTATGAGATAGCGAAGTTCTGCGGTAGAGTAGTACTTGTAGCCGAGAGGGGAAACCTTCTCGGCAGGCAAAGGGATATAGCTCAGCTTGGCCAGAGCAGCGGTCTCCAAAGCCGCGTGTCGCAGGTTCAAATCCTGCTGTCCCTGCTGGTTCCCCGGGGTTACAATCCCCCCGTCACCCTGGGGAACCTTTACCGGAATGTAGCTCAGCTTGGTAGAGCGCTCCGTTCGGGACGGAGAGGTTCGCAGGTTCAAATCCTGTCATTCCGACTGGTTTCCTGGCGGCGTACTGGAA